TTTTTTTTTTTTTTTATTATAAAAAAAAAAAAAAAAAAAAAAAAATGAAATTTTTGTTTGCAGTCTAGACAATTGAAAACTCAACGACGAAATGGATTTAAATGTACGCTTGAGAAAATTGTCACCAATGACGCCGGCGCTATAGAGAAAGCAACATCACCCTGGCAGGCAATGCACAACATATCCCTCTACAACAAAGAGGATGGGGAATCCAAATTAAGGTGGTTGACAACGAGTAGGGAGCACATCCTTGGTGAAAGGGAGGCTCACATGGTAGGTATGCTACAAGTTGTTGAAACCTTTTATTCAAAAAGAAAAATGAAAAAGAAAAAGCAATTTTTTATCGATTTTATGACCCAAAAAACCGCAAAAACTGCAAAATGAAAAAACGTCACCAACTTTTAATAAGTACATGGACTTGCTGAGACCTTATCTGGGTTTTTGGCTGTGTCAATCCATTACATAACGAGGTTCAAGCGTGACGAAAATGCAATAATAAATTTTTGTTTTTATTTGCGTCAAAGACGACTGTTTAAATGATTTTTATTGGTTTCGCGCACCGTGGTTCTTGTGTGTACACCTGCGCCTAATTTTTGTAGTATATATATAGAGATGAAAGCTAATCAGAGTATGCGAAAGGGCAATACGAGTAGAAAGCAAAAGCGCCGACAGATTCAAGCGAAACTGCACGAGTCTTTTTGCCTTTAGAATACTCGCCACCCAGTAACTCTTGTACTAGCTTAGCTGATATAAAGTCCTTTGGCTCATTGCCGTCAACGAAGATCTTGTGAATCTGATCATCGTTTAAACATGCGGCTTTGAGTTGCAACCAATCAGGGTGTGTCAACAATTCTTGATGCAAAGAAATGTATGAATCACGCGCCTGCTTGATAATTGAGTACAGATCAGGGTCGCCATAAGAGTTGATAGTTGCGGCACACAAACGCAAAAGTGTTTTGTCCGCTGCCATCTTTGTTTTGGTCGACCAAACAAGGGAGCTTTTCACGCGGAGAGCATCGGGCACTGGCCAATAAAATCCAGCTCGCAAGCCGAATTTATAGCCAATGAAAGATACCTCAGCCAGAGAAGCAAACCCTTGAAAACTAGAAGTGTAGGTGATTCCAACCTCTGAACCGTATGCCATGAAAGCATGGAAATCAAGTCTGGAGGCCCAAAGATCAGAAACACCAATAACGTTATCATCGCCCAAAAGAACCAACTCCACATTTGATTGAAAATCAGCCAATGTGCAGAAAGGGAAAGTCCTCAACACCACATACAAAATGACAATCAAATTGATCAAAG